ACATTTCTTGGTGCTATTTTTTTCTCTCTTCTTTTGCCGTTAATTCTGCAATGAATATAGTATCCAGTTGGATAGATTTTAAGACTATTTATTTGTTTATCAGTTGTGTATTTTGCCGCCATTGTTTGCTCCCATCCGTCATATATCCGTCATTCAAGAACGGACAGACGTGTATTTCAATTACCTATAGTGTATTAATATAACTGATTTTATGGCGGAAACAAAGGGTTATTTTAAAAAAATATAATTTTATCAATTAGTTAAAAAATTAAAAAAAAATATTTAAAAGGGAATTGCTCTACCAACTGAGCTAAGGGCCCACACGCAGAAATCAGCCATTTTTTAGGGTATTTAGAGAAGCTAAACATATAGCTTTTCTACCTATCCGTCATATATCCGTCATGCTTAAAGATTTCATAGCATCTTTAAAACTTTGGATAGAATTGGTCGACTTCATAATTTCGTCCTTTATCGTGATTTGTGTGGTTTTACAATCACAAAAGGCTCTAAAACATATAGTCTGGTATTCAAGATTTACCATAGCGACAATATCAATTTGATCTTTTTTATAATGTCTTCCTGTGGTGGTAATGCCTTTGCGTAAATCAAATCGCCAGTTCTTTTTTCTATCTTCTATATGAGTAACTGTTTTAACCTGGCATCTATAGAGTTTGCTTTCCCATTCAAAGATTACATCAGCATGGGATGTATGAGGCATTATTGTAACGGTGTCTGATTCTCTCGCCAATACTGAGCAGGTTAAGTATTCTCCACTCCTACCTATTCGCTCCGATCTGCGTGTCATAATTTTCTAAGAAAGTTTTAGCTGTGATACCTTGTGAGTTTAGTAAAGCCTTTATATATTTAGGCTGTCTATTGAAGGCTGCTTTTGCAAATGCTTCTTCATTTATTCTATTCTCTTTTATGTAATCATTAGCAGCATCTCTTAAAAGTTTTAGAGACTGTCTTAATAAAACATTTTTTTCTTGGTTGTTTTTTGATTGATATTGTTCGCTTTGAACCAGAACGGGTATAACTGTTTCTATTAGAGGTCCTAAATATTCTGCTCTTGTTTGATCTACAACTGCGTTACCAGAGTAAGGCAATATATCTCTTCTCTTATAACCAAGTCTATCGAACTCTCTTTCAGCTATATTTTTTTCTTCTCTTACAGTAGCACCAGAAAGCTGTCTTGTTATTGGTCCTGGTACTTCTGCACCTATAATAGGTAATTTGACTGTATCAGGTCTTCCAGGTGCAGCTGCTCTGGTTGGTGATTGTAATTCTGGAAACTGCTCTCTTACTATTGGAACACTTGTTTTTAATCTATTGGCTGTATCAGTTAAAAATTCACCTGTAGGAACTGGCGCTCTGAAGTCTTGCTCTTGTTCTATAAAATCATTAAACATTCTTAGCGGTGTTAAAAAACCACCAAGTACATCAGATACATAATCAGACATAAACTTGTTTACTTTTTCTTCTGTATCTAAACCACCTAAACCATCTAATAAGTTTTGTATTAACTGTAAACTTGCACCAGCTCTAAACTGCGCTCCTGATAATGCTTGTAAAATATCTTTTGCATCACCCCAGTTACGACCAGATTCAATTCTTGTAATAACATCGGCAACAAATAAATATGGAGTAAGTGGAAAGTAAGGCCTCATGTCTACTGTTTTGCCTTCAGTAGTTTCTAGTTCATACCATTTATGATCCTCTGCCATTCCTTTTCTTTTGGCTTCTATTGTTGCCATTAATATAGTCGAACCAATAACAGCTTGGCTAAATGCAGTAGTATCTCCAGCTGCAATCTTTTTAATTTCTTTTGGTCTTAATAATAATCCAAAGCCAACTGGACTATGTTTAAACTGAAACTCAATAGCATTAGCCATAAACCTAGCAAAAGGAATTAAACCAGTAGTAACAAATGGAATAGAGTTAGATAAATCTACAAATGCTTTTAGTGCTTTATTTGTTGGTGTTTTTGCATAAGTAAAAAACAAAGCATCATCTACTGCTTTCTCTATATCAGATGCATTCAGGTGTTTAAGTAGGTCTTCATTTATTTCTACTTTATTAATATCAATACCTTTTAAAGCCAGGGTATCTTTTATAGATGTTGCAAACATTCCTCTTCTGTACCAGAACTCTTGCATACGGTTTAAGAAGTTTAGTCCATCAACCATCTTCTGTGCACCTTTTAATACTTTTGATTTAGATGAGTCTGCTACTTCAGATGCATATTTTGTGAACAGTCTATCACTTTCATTAACATAATATTTTGTTAAGAAGTCTGTAATTTCTTTAGCCTTCTTTTTATTTTTTGTAAGGTTCATTAACAAACCAAAAGATTTTGTATAATCAACTGGTACTGTTTCTTTTCCAAATGCTTTTCTTAAAGGATTAAAGGTTCTATTTAAAATATCATCGAATGATTCTATAAGTGTTCGCATACCAACTCTACCAAGTTGAGCTGTATTGTTTCTCATTGCTGTAGCTATCTGGCTAACTAATAAACCTCTTCTTATGTTATCAAGCTCTCTAATTATATCTGTGTATTCTTTAGCAAAATTTGCATACCAACCTTCATCGGGTGCAATCTCACCAAGCTCTTGACCAATTCTTTTCATTGTTTTACTAGCCGTGCTTAGTTGTTGCATACGTCTTGCTGAATCAGATATGCTTTCTCTAAATACTGTAGATAGTTCTTCAACAGTTAGATTATTCTTTTTAAGAGTTTTTACAAACTTATCCATAAACTTAGGACTAGAGTTTGCTAACAATACTGCTTCTTTTAATTGGTCTGATATTCTTACATTTGGATTTCTTGGTATTTCAAGTTCATCCATTATTTGCATACCAACATCAATAACCCTTTGGTTTAAGCCAGTGGTAGTATCAGTTTGAAAATCTCTACCATCTGGTGTTGGGTCAATAACATCTTCTGCTCTTACATTATTAATATTCCCACCACTTGATGCTGCTTGTATTTCATCTGCATACATTTCAAGAGGTACTTCGTCTCTTGCTGGCGGGAGTCTGTCATATACAATATCGTCATAAGTTTGCATGACTTCTTGGTCTGTCATACCTTTGTAATTAATATTATTGTCGTCTAAAAGTTTTCTTACCTCTTTACCCTGATCGGTTTTTCTTTGCCATTCAGCTTTTATAGCTGCATCTTCTGGATGAGGAGTATTACTTGTAAGGTCTTCTAATACTTTGTTTGTCATAGCACCTGATTCCAAATCGGCTCTTGTATAAAAACCGTCTTCCATCATTCTTGTTGCTACTTCATCTAAATCATCTAAGGTTACACCTTCTTGATTTTCACCAGCTCTAAACTTTCTTATTGTTTTTCCGTCATAGTCTTCAAAGATAGCTTTTAATTCACCAGACTTTTCTCCGTCTTTAATCTTACCAATATAATCTCTAGCAGTTCTTACTTTAGGCTCTTTAGTAACTTTTAATATTTCTGGAATCTTAGTACCACGCTTCGGTGTTTCTACTTTAGGTGTTGCAAGTTTGGTTCTTTGTTCTTCAAGTTTCTTTAATATTTTAGGTCTTATGTTTTGATTCCAGGAAGCTGGTCCATATTCTCTTGGCTCACTAAAATCTTTTATAGACCTGTTAATTAAATAATCTTTTACTTCATCAAGAGAGTTTAAAAGAATATCACTTGAAACCGATGGCTTGCCTCTGCCCGCTGGTAATAAATATTTATCACCAACTTTTATATAGTCTATTTCTATTTCAGTCTTATAACTTTTAGGCAGTTCTATTTTAAAGACTTCTGGATTTGTAACCACGCCATTTTCATTAACATTGTATTTACTTGGCACAAATTCTCTAAATTCTTTTTTAGAAAATGGAGGAACGTATGATTCTCCAATTTCACCATCAATCATTTCAAATAGTTCATCGTTATCAAAACCCCTGTTAAGTGCATTGGGTGGAACTAATTGATTTTTTTGTTCTTGTGACAATGTTTTCCAGGTATCGTAATCAACTCTTGGACTTTCTTGTATAGGTGTTTCTACTTTAGGGCTAACAACCTCTGGTGTAACTGGTGTTTCTGATACTGGTGTGTCGACAAGCTCACCCTTTGGACCAACAAAAGTTTCTTTTAATTCTTCTGGTTTTGGTGGAAGAACAAAGTCCTCTCCATCTTTAGTGACACTTGGTACAACATTGTTTTTATTTTTAAAATATGCAGCAGTTCCACCTATCGTTCCACCTAACCCACCACCGACTGTAGCTCCAAATAATGCTGACTGCCCAGACTCACCAAAGTCAAAGCCTTCTCTTTGACCAGACATTATTCTTGCTGACTGTCTTAATGCATTATCAACTGTTGAATAAGCAGCACCTTCTATAGCTCCAATCGCCGCACCCTGTACTGCTCCTTGTTTTACAAATTCTTTTATACCTTGTTTAGTTGCCTCTTTAGCTCCAGCTCTAGCAACAAGTCCTGTTCCTAAAGTTGCTATACCTGCATAAGTAGATGGATCAAAACCAACACCTTTAATAAATCTTCCTACTCCCGCCCAACTAATTTTTTTATTGTCATACATATCCATTGCTTTGACAAAATCTTCTTTTTGTTGTTGATTAGCGAACTGAAACAAATCAAGTGCTTCATTACCCATTTTAGGAATATTGTAATTAAACCACCCCATGTATCTTAGGGCATAATCTGCATATTCTTTATCGGAGTTTAATTTTTTAGGTTTACCATCTTTTTGAAAACCAAGAGTTGTACCCTCGTTAAATTCATAAATACTTTTAGCAACTCTAATCCATTCAGGGTCTTTCTTTAGCTCTGCTTCAGATAATTTTCCATCGTTTTCTTTAACTTGTTCTGGGGTGGGAGGAATAACAAAACCATTAGATGTAATATTTTGCATAGCTTTATCATCTACATCAGGCGGTGGAGGTATTTTAAATCCCCCGCTCTCTTCCTCTTTGGGTGGAGGTGGTATGATAAAATCTACCATAATGTTACTCTATTATATTATTAGCTTTTAAATTTTTTATAGCTTCTTCTCTAGAAACACCATTAAGTTCCATGGCTTGTTTAATAATACTTTCAGCTGAAGTATTGCCATAAGCATTATTAATCACTTTATAAATTTTATTTCTTTGAGTTCCAGGATTCTCGTTTCCAACTATATTGGCAAGTACTTGATTAAAAGGATTTCCTCCTGTTCTTTTAATATAGTCATCATAGAACGCTAATTCATTTTCAGTTAAACCACTTGTGCCTTCAGTTAATATAATATTTTTAATTCTTGCTGCGTTTTCTTTATATATATCTTCTTGGCTTTGTTTTTCTGTTACTGTAACTCCAGGGAAAACTCTTTGGTTATTATCAACAAAATATCTATAACCATCTTTTGCTACATAAGACTCTCTATTTTTTGCAGCAGGTGGGGTCAAACCAAACAACTCATTCATTTGAATCATTTTTTGATACTCAGGATTTGCTTTTAAAAATGCATCTTGTTGTTGTTTTAACAATGCCTGTTGAGCTTTCTTTTCTGCTTTTGCTCTAGCATTTTCTTTATCTATTTTTGCTTGTCTCATTTTGTTTTGAGCCATAGCTATTCTTTGTGGGTCGCCACTACCGATAGCAGCTGCTACTCCTATAGAATTAGCAAATCTATCTAATCCTTCTCGTTGTAATCTTCTTCTATCTTCTTCAGATAAATTTGCTATTTGTGAAGGGTCGGCATTAAATAAATTACCACCTTGACCAAGGTTAGTAAAAGCGTTTCCTACTTTAGTACCAAAATTTGAAAATATATTTGCCATATTTATTTCCTCTTAAAAACCAAATCCAGAATAAATAGCCGCTGCTTGAGCTAATTGATCTAATGTTCCAGGTTTATTGCTTGATGTTGTATTAGTTTGATTAGGCAACGCACTAACACCTTGAGCCAATAGACCAAGTTGTTGTGGACCGTAACCAAGTGCTCTCATAAATTCTCCGTAACCAGCATCTAGTCCAGCTTGTCCTAGTCCTTGTTGTTGTGAACCGATACCAGATAATAAACCAAGACTTCTGTATTGGTCGCTTAATTGGCCACCTAATAAACCAGCTTGGAATCCTCTGTTTTGCATTTCTAATTGTGGTTGCATAAATGCAGCTCTGTTAGCAGCATCAAACATTCCCATGTTCATTGCATTATCAAAATCTCCTTGTCGTAAACCAAATGTATTTGAAGCATTTTGATTAGCGGCAAATCTATTAGCGTCTAGTTCTGCTTGCGTTAAGCCAAATCTATTTTTTGCCGCCATATTAGCCATGCCAGCTTCTTGTGCAAATCCTGCATTTTGCATTGCAGCTCTATTAAATGTATTAGCATCATTGATGCCTGCCTCTTGCCTAAACATACCTTCTTGGAATCTTCTTCTATTTTCTGCATCCATTCCAGCTAATCCAGCTTGTTGATTTAATCTTGCTTGATCTCTTACTATATCACCAAGTAATCCTTGTGCTGCTAGTCCTGCTTGTTGACCAAATCCTGCATTTTGCGATGCAATATCTCTATCAATACCAGCCATAAATCTATTAGCATCAAAACTTCTTCCTATATCTTGACCAGCTAAATTTGTTGCTCTATCAAAGCCTTGTGCTCTTAAATCACCAGCTGTTCTAGCTGCTTGTTCTGCAAAGTTTCTGTTTGTTTCTGATTCTAATAAGGCTGAACGTGAACCACCAAATGCACCTCTTCCGATTGCTGCATCTTGGTCGCTTTGTATTTGTAATTGTCTTGCTCTGTTTAAATCGTCTAATGTATTATTAATAACTTCCTCTTGAAAAGGATTTTGATATGCACCTAAATCTGTATCTAATAAAGATTTTGGTGTTACATTTCTTACGTCACCACGATTAATTGATGAACCACCAAATGTATTTATAGGGGAAATAGTTGCAGCCCCAAATCTTTCTATAGGACTTATGTTTGCTCCGCCAAAAGTAGCTAAGTTATTTATAGTAGCCCCACCAAATGTTTGTGCGGGTCCAACCGAAACACCTTCTTGCATAGCTGGTCCAGCTAACTGGGTTGAGCTGAATGGTCCTGCATTTATTCGTTGTGATGGGGTTCCAGGATTTATACCAATAGAAGGATTAGAAATAGAAGGACTACCAGCTGGAAAATTACCGCCACCTAGTATTGGCTGCCTACCTGATCTATCTAATGGTGGAGTGCCAACTGGTGTTGGTGATGCTGGTTTATTGCTAATTCCGCCATTTGTTAACATTTTTAATCTATCTTCTATGCTTATATTTTGAAAATCTTTTTCAGTTTCTGGAAGTTTATTAGGAGGAAGTACTACTGGACCACCACTAAATAATCCACCGCCCATTCCAGGCCCATAATCTATTCCACCGCCTCCAGGTACATTACTGCCACCTAATATATCTAATGATGGAGTGCCAATAGATGTTGAAGGAGATGGTGCTCTATAAGTTGGTTTTACAGTTGGAATTATAGGTTGCTCTGATGGCCTCATAGTATTTGCAAATTCTGAATTTATACTTTCTTCAGCCCTTATAAGTTCATCTAAACCAGTAGTAAAAACACCGCCCCCAGGAGCAGGAGATCCTTGCCCGCCTCTATTAATACTAGGTTGTGGAACAGTACCAGGAGGAAGACCTAGTGGTGCACCTATATTCATACTATTGCTAACATTATTGTGAAATCCATAAACAGGAATTTCTTGTCCATTTCTTCCAATTCTTGTTGTTATTGGTTGACCAAATCTTTCATCATTTTGAAAATTTATGCTTGAGGGTGGATTGTTATCAGGCCCATAGCCGCCTATTGGTTGGCCTACGCTTCTAGAAGCTCTAGGGTCTGGAGAAGTAAAAACAGGTCCACCGCCTCCTGGGCCACCGATTGATGGAGGTGGAGTTGGACTACCACCACCGCCTGGTGCTGGTACAGGTTGGAAAATTGGAGAAGGTTGTTGTGGTTGACTATAACCAAATGGCAAACTTACACTTGGTGCTGGCATATTAATTAAATTGTTTATATTGTTTCTAGGATCAAAACTCATTGATTGATTAAACATTCCTCTTGTTGCATCAAATCCTGTTATTTGGTCTGGATTAAATCCAGCTACTCTTGCACCTGTATATGGTACAAAGGGTTGTGAAGCTATACCTTGGGCCTTACCATAAAGGTCCTGGTATATCGCCATTTGTGCTGGGTCAGTCGTTGTTGTAGTTGTGCTTTTTCCTTTACTCATAATTCTTTTCTAACCAGATATTCTTGTTCAAAGCCAAGATGTTTTATTTTTCGTAGCCAGCCTTTACGCCCACCACCATAAATTCTTTTGCATCCAAAATGTTTTGCAAATTGTTCAAAGCTAGGTAACATTGACTCTAGCTCTTTGTAGTCACCAGCACAGAATATTAAATTCATTACTTTCACTCTGGGATATTCTACAAACTCTGTTATCATTACAGAGTTTTTACCAGGCCATATATGAAACATTCCTTGGCCTATTTTTTCTTTAATATCAGTTAAATTATACATATCTTGGTGCTTTATTGCACGAATAATATGATGCTCTAACCTGTCAAACTCTACTTCCCAGTCTTCTTTAGACTGTTGTGGAGGTGGAGAGTGTTCCGTCATCTGCGACACTAACTTTATATTTCGTTCCATTTGGACTTACCAATACTAACTCGGTGGCATCACCACCATTTATTTGTATTCTTTCACCTTTGTTGAAAGTCATACCTGTTTGATATTCTATCTCTGATATTAAATAGTTAAGATAGTTCTTATCGTAATCTTCACCTGGTCGTGTCAGCGTTCTTCTTGCCACTATCTACGACCTCTATTTCTTACATCTAATCGTATATTGCCTACTTGAAAATTTTGATTGGTTGATCCTGTTACTGTCATCTGTACTTGTCGTGCTGTAAATCTAGCATCGGTATAACCATCATTTTCAAATGTAAAACTTCCAAAATCTGTTTCTGGACCAAGTGGTGTAAATCTTCCTTTAAAACTTAATGTGACTCCTGGTAAACTGTTAGCTTCTTCATCAGGTAATATTTGGTTACATTGCACATAGTTATCACCGTTACCTATTTCTATAGGTCCTGATTCTGCATATGGAACGGCTGTTCCTAAATTATCAGAATTGCCAAGCGTTGTGCTTTCGTGTTGATAAACATTACCAAGTGAATCACAAGCAATCGGATAATCAAAAACACCTTGGTCTATCCAACATCCTCTATCCATAGAACCAACCGACCAAACATTATCAACATAATTCCATATAACATATTTATTAGGTGTTTTTTGTTCACTGCCTTTTGGGAAAAACCAAATTATTTCATTGAAGTTAGAATTGTGTCCACCGCAAGATAATCTTCTATATTGATAACGTATATCATCAAAAACAAAATCATGCACATCACACTTAATTTCTTTTACTGATCCATCAAAAACAAAGAAAGAGTTTTCACCCATCCATGCTAAGAAGTTACCAGAAGTTACAACTGTTCTAGGTGATGCAGCTTTACAGTTAGTACCAGCATCTTGAATACCATATATAAAAGGAGAACCTGTATAGTAAAGTCTTGCGATACCAGTATCAGTAAAAATGATGACATCTGTTTGCCATTTAACGGCACTTAATATTCTACCGCCTGTTGGTATTTGTAAATCACCAGCGGTGTTTGTTGATGCAGCTGTCCAGGTTGTGCTTGCTTCTCTTGATGACCATTGTACTTTTCTTGGGTCACCACCAGCTCCTAAAGCTATCACATGACGTTCATTAGTAACTAAAACACCAGAACATCCTGTTGGAGAATTTGTTAGCTGTGAGCCTATGGTTGATGGTGCAGTTGGTGACCATTTATAAATCTTGCCATCACTTGAACAGCAGAAAAGTAAGTCTTCACCAAAGTTATCAAAAGACCATGATTTAGAATCAAAGAATAATCCAGATTGTGACCTGGCATCACCGTAGTCTTCTACGTCATAATGATATGCACCGTATCCAAGTGGGTCTGTTGATTGGTCAGATACAAAACCAGAAGGAGTAATGTCATACCAAGTTCCGTCATGGTTGACATAAATCTTTTGTCTTGTTCCAACCGCTAAAACTTTTTTACCAGTATTAGTAATGTACGCAAACATTCCTGTCGGCGTACCTGTTAAAGCAGAGTTTCTTATTTTTTCCCAACCACCAATAGGTCGTAAAAAACCGTTTTGAAAACGTACTAAATCACTATCAGTCCAACGCCCTTTATTGCCATAGTCTGTTCCATTGGTGACTACTCCAGCGGGAGGGGTGACTGGTAGTAAAGGCATGATTAACCTGCTATTGTTTTTGTTTCGCTTGTTGGATTGATTTGGCCATCAATGTTGTTGTCTAAGCCCTCTTTCAAGCTAGCAATTTCATCTTCGCCTAAAGCACTTGTTGTCCAACCAGTAGTAATCTCATTAGTTAAATCAGCAAAAGATATAAAAGAACCAATATCATCTACTGTTAATAATTGAGTACCGTATACTGTTGCTATGTAATTATTACCTTCTGCGTCTTGTTGATCGCTTTCTGCATTTAATCGCCAATGCACATTGTAAACAACATCGCTATAGCTGTCATATTCAGGATAAACATCAACTGTTTTACAATCCCATGTATATGTATTTGCCATTTTTATTCTCCTTTATTAATTTTAAAATTTAATGCCAATAAATCGATGTAACCAAATAATTTATCTATCCAGGCATCATCCTTTGGAGATGGTGTAAACGCAGCTATGATAGATGCTGTTGTTACTATGTAAGTTATTGTTGTTATTATATCTGTTATAAAATCCATGATGTTATCCTTCTAGTGTTTCTATTCTAGCTTCTAAATCTTCTATTTTTGTTATTGCTTCTTGTAATGCCGCAGTAAGTAGTGGCACTAATTTAGATTGGTCAATGCCTTGAT